TCTAGGCCTTCTTTAACTCTCTCAGTTATTACAATACTTTTAAAAACCATGTTGTATAATTTAACCATTTTATTCTCCTTTATTATTAATTAATCTATGTAAACTTCTAGCGGTCTTCCTAGCCACTTTCTACCAAAATACCACACTTTGCCTTCTTTAGTATGAAAATGAAATGCGTCTATGTCTATCTCCTCTAGCCAATTATCTTTATCTTTTAAGTATAAAGAATCTAATCTATTCAGTAAATCTTTTTTATTCAGTCTTATATATTCTCCTTCTAATCCTTCTTTAGTTACTCTTAAATATCCGTATATTCTTTTGGCCTGATATATAAAAGTTCTAAACTGTATAAATGTTTTTTGATATTCTTTAGTTTTTAATTTCATTTTTATTTACTCCTTTTTATTTTATCTTACTCCTACTATTTATAATAATCTATCTATAACTATTATTAGTTTTTCTTATAGCCCTTATAGGTGGAGAGTAAAGGATTTGCACCTTTCTTTAGGAAGTTAGAGTTCCTACCTAGACACCTTGACTCTAACCACAAGGGATTATCTTTTATTACTCTAGGAACGGCCTACGCTGTTTTACTCTATGGGATATCACTGCCATAAATCACACAACCCTCACTAGACACTCTCCATATATAAAGGCTATTTTCTAGCCTCTTTTTTCATTGCTCTTATAAAGTGTATGAAATCCATTTCTTCAACTGCTTTACCTTTTCTTACTTCTTTAAAAAATTCCTGAACATCTCTAGGAACTTTTTTATTGTGAGCAACTTCAACAAATTTTTTCATGTCTTTCATTTTCATTTTGTTTTTTCCTTTCTTTTTTGTTTTTTATTATTCATACTTTTATATTAAACTATTTTTATAATTATTATATCTATATCTCTTATAAGTTTTTCTTATACCGCTTTTCTAATTACTGTTATCTTTGGAAGATTCTTTGGCCTGCCGTTAGTCTTCACCGCCTCAATTATAGTATTATCATTGCTTTTAATACTTTTACTATAACATCTTCTACAATCAAAACATTTCTGGCCTGTACAATTTTGTTTTTCTTTCATGTAGTCTTTATCTACATTGTTAAAAACTTTATCAAAATAAATTGGCTTATATTTACTTCTGGAATCTATAACTTTATTTATTAAAGGATTACTATAAACTAGAATTAAATTTTCTGGTTTTTCGTGTTTATCAAAATATTCTTTTATTACATTTTTTCTTTTAGTCCATAAGGCGAAGGTAGTCCATTTGTTAGCGGTAACTATGGCCATTAAGTTTTTTAAATGTAATTCATTAATTAAATCTCCATGACTTTGTAGCCTGAAAATATTATCATTGAACATATAATTCTGATATATCTCTCTTTCTGATAATTCTTTCTTGCCTAAGATATTTGAATTTCTTTGCAAGGCCTTAACTTGATTAGGAAAACGTGCCATTTCTAAACCCTCATAACTGTAGCAATGGCCACATATTATTAAAGTGTTTTTGCTAGCATGCATCTTTTTACAAAATTCATTTGTTAATGTATTGGTAGAAATAGACCTAATCTTTTCCATTTTACCCATGCCATTAGATATACAAAGTAAATCTTCTTTTTTCATTTTATCACCTCTTATTTATGTTTAATAAATCTTATCATAGGCCTATATAATTTACAATAGGCCTATAATAAAATTTATATTAAAAACTATTAATTCTTTTTCTATTTCTTTTTTTAATATCTTTAAAGTAATTAATAAAACTTTTAATAACTGTATTAAAATTATTATGTGTAACCAGTCTAGGTTTGTCATATAAATGTTCTACAATCCTTGCTAGTTCATATTTAGTAAATGAGTTTATCAAGTCGTGAGTGCTTAACCTTTCATTATTCTTAAACTTTTCATTTATTAAATATTTTTGGTAACTGTCATAAGTTTTTAAACCTAACTTGTTCATTTCTTCATATGCTTTTTTTAATGTATCGTTCATTGTGTTTACCTCTTTGGTTATGTTAATAAATCTTATCATAGGCCTATATAATTTTCAATAGGCCTACAATAAAGTTTACATTAAAATACTATATTATTTTTTTCTAGTATCTTATGCAATCTTATAATTTCTTTCTCTTTTTCTTCTACTGATTCATTAATCATTTTAATAGTAAAATCAGTTACTAACTTATCGGCCTTTAATTGTCTTACTTCTTTATCTTTCTTTAAAAGCATTTCTAATGCTACTTTTAAACTCAATTTGGTAATGTCTTTATTCATTTTTAAACCTCTTCATTTAAGTTAAATTGCTCTACAAAATTATCAATAGAATTTTGAGTTTCGTCTTGTATATCCATTGCCTTGTCTTTTATATCCGCTAGTTGATAATCAAAAAATTGCTCTAAACTTTCTCTTGTTCTTTCGTTTAGTCTTTTATCATTAACAGTGTCATAATAGAACTCTTCTAATTCTTCTATAACCTGACTAGCACCAGACCAACAGTTTTCAAGTCTTTGTTTTAATTCTTTCAATAAGTCTTCTTGCTGTTGGTATTTGTCTTTTTTAATTGTAGTATCCATAGTAAAACCTTTCATAGTTATTTGGTTATTAAATTTAAACATAAGTTTAAATTATCATACTTTTTAATAGAATTATATCTATAAGTATTATAGGAAAAACCTATAATACGGCCAGAAAATTTATAGTCATATTATTGACAAATTGCCGTTTGTAGTGTTGACATCTTGACACTTGCCATGGATTGCCTTGTCTATTGAGAATATGCTAAGTAACTGATAAACTGGCCTTTATAAGTATATTAAGACACTTGCAAGGCAATCACACCAGACTACATAGGCATTTTTATTGCCTGCCAGATATAACTATAGTTTTTTCGGCCAGAAAAGAGGCATAAGACACACACAGCAGGCCTACACACGTCGCCAGCGTGTATATATCTATATATATATGATGGTGAAACATATTTAGAAAAATACTCGGCTTCCTAGACATGGGCCGAGTCTATATAATTATATATAATTTATATAAAACTATAATTATTCTTATTATATACTTGACATAGAGTTTTATATATGTTATATATATTATATATATAATTATATATAACTATATTATGTTCTATAGAGGCAGCTTTATCTTTTTAGTTGCCTTTTTCATAAAAATATGCTATAATTAAGTTATGGAAGAGGTAATTAATTTTAAAAAGTGCTGGGATAGCAACATAAAGCACCACTCAAAGCATGATTTTCTTACATTTGTGCGTAGATTTGCTCCAACAATCATATCAGATTGGAAAATGGGCAAACATATTCAGGTAATATCTAAAAAATTAAAACAATTAGAGTCTGGAGAAATAAAAAGACTCATGGTTTTTCTGCCTCCACGTAGTTCTAAGTCTGTAATCTGCTCAAAACTCTTCCCAGCATGGTATATAGGAAGGAATCCAGAACATGAGATACTTACAGTCAGCCATAGCGACCAGCTTTCTAGCGATTTTGGTAGGTCTGTCAGAGATATTGTATCAACTAAAAGTTTTCAAGACATATTTACAGGTGTTTCTCTTAGGACAGACGTTAGAGCAGCAGGAAAATGGAAAACAAACAAGGGAGGAAGCTACTACGCAGCCGGAGTCAAGAGTCAAATCGCAGGAAGAGGAGCACATATAGCAATTCTTGATGATGTGATGTCTGAAGAAGACTCATACTCAGAGGCAGGAAGGCGATATGTAAAAGAATGGTACCCTGCAGGTCTTCGAACTCGTATTATGCCTAACGGAAGTATATTAATAATTAACACCAGGTATCATTATGATGATTTATGTGGGTGGTTATTAAAACAAGAGTCAGAGTTCTCTACTATTCTACCTTGGGAAGTAATAAGAATACCTGCATGGTTAGATGAGGCAAGTGCCGAGTTATTAGAGTTACCTGTTGGTTCCTCTTATTTCCCAGAATGGAAAACAGATGACTCCCTAAAGATTGATGAGCAGGAAATACGTGCATCTAATGGAGCAAGATATTGGAATGCCTTATACATGCAGGACCCAACACCTGATGAAGGTGGTTTAATAAAAAAGAAATGGTTGCAATGGTGGGAATATGATGAGCCACCAGCTTGTGATTTTATTATTCAAACATATGATACTGCCTTTTCTACAAAAACTACAGCAGACTATAGTGTAATTCAAACTTGGGGTATTTTCTCAAGGTTTGAACAGAATGAGCATGGTTATGAAGACTTCATACCTAATTTAATTTTATTAGGAAACATGAAAGGCAGATTTGAGTATCCAGAGCTACGAAGAATAGCACAGATGCTATATGATGAATTTAGACCTGATGTTTGTGTTATTGAAAAGAAAGCATCTGGACAGTCTTTATTACAAGATATGCGTAGAGCTGGATTGCCTGTTCAAGATTATATTCCAGATAAAGACAAAGTAGCCAGAGTACATGCTGCATCACCAATGATAGAAGCAGGTAGAGTCTGGTTGCCTAAAAATAAAAAATGGTCTGATGATTTATATACAGAGATTTTACAGTTTCCAAACTCAGCTCATGATGACCAAGTTGATGCTATGACAATGGCAATACACTACATGAAAGAATCTTGGAGACTTACACATCCTGATGACCCTTATATGGATGAAGAAATAAATAATAAAAAAAGGGTTGCATATTGGCGAGTTTAATGGTATAATGTATTTAAGAGATAATTAATGATACAAATAATAAAAAATATTTTTAATAAAAAAGTAAATGCTTCTGATTTAAATAATTACAGAAGAATCAGTAATGCACGTTATGATGATGTGTGTATGTAGGAGAGGACATAATGGCAGTAGAAAAAAATCCATTCGATAAAAAAGAAGAAACAACAAATGTAATATCAATAAATACACCAAAGCAAGATGAAGGTGTATCTTTTGAAGTAGATACTGATGGTGGAGTTACAGTAAACTTTGGTGAAGAGAATATAGAAGAAGAAGTAACAGCAAAAGAATACTATACTAATCTAGCAGATGATATGGATGAAGAAGTATTAAAAGATGTTGCACAAACAGTTATTGGAAACTTTCAAGCAGATAAAGATTCTAGAGCAGAGTGGGACTCTATGTTTGAAAGAGGTTTTGATTTATTAGGATTAAAACTAGAAGATGCTACAGAACCTTTTGAAGGTGCTTGTACTGCAGTGCATCCATTATTAATAGAGTCTGCAGTTAAGTTTCAATCTAAAGCATCACAAGAATTGTTTCCTGTAGGTGGGCCAGTAAAGGCACAGATATTAGGAACACAATCTGTAGAAAAACAAGAACAGGCAAATAGAGTTCAAAACTTTATGAACTATCAGTTGACTGAACAAATGCCAGAATACTTTGATGAGTTTGAAAGAATGTTATTTCATTTACCTCTAATAGGTTCTGCTATTAAAAAAGTTTACTATGATGCTGGTATAGAAAGACCAGTATCTGAGTTTGTGCCTATTGACCAATTTTATGTATCATACTATGCAAGTAATTTGAGAAAAGCAGATAGGTACACACACGTTATATATCGTAATCCTGTAGATATGCAAAAGGATATTGAGTCTGGTATTTATTCAGATGTTGAATTACCAGAAGCATCTTATCCTAATCAAACTAA